GAATGGAATTACAAACAGAAGAGCTGCAGATACAAACTAAGTTTCAAAAAAAATGTATGAATAGTTTGAACCACATGCCTGCTCTTGTAAAACAGTCAGTATGGCAGGAGATTATTGAGAGATTGATGCAAAATCTTATCAAGATTCCTGTGTCTGATGATGGGTCATTGGCCGGTCAGTTTGAGGCTCACCTCCAGGAGTTTTGTACTGATCGTGCCCAGGCTCTAAATCGTGACGAATTATTATTACGTAAACCATGGACAGAAGATGGTGTGACATGGTTTAGACTTAAGGATCTACAAGATTATCTTACACGTAACAAGTTTACATATTTTAACACAGGTCAACTTGTGCAAGCATTGCGACATCTAAAAGGTAAAAGTGATAAGTTTAATTTAAAAGGTAGAACTGTACGTGTGTGGGGCGTGCCTGCATACCAGCAACAAGATTCTGCATTTGACATAAAGGAGGTAGATGGTGCGCCGTTCTAAATTACCAAAACTAAAAAAGGGAATGCAGAGTGAACAGATGGCTATTCTGTATTTAATAGAAAAAGGATTTTTTGTGTTTAAAAATTTGTATGGTTTAGGTCCGGCAGATCTTATAGCAATAGACGAGAAAGGTAGAGTTGAGATATACGATGTAAAGAGTGAGAGTTATCGTAAAACATGGAGACCTGGCACGCGTATTTTTAGAAGACTTACACAAGAACAAAAAAGATTAAAAATGAAATTTATATTTGTAGGAAAGGATGGCAAATGCACAGTAAGACTAAGATAATATTAGGACCACCAGGCACAGGCAAGACACATAATTTATTAAATCTTGTAGAACAAGAATTGGCAAAAGGCACTGCACCAGATCGCATAGCGTTTGTTGCATTTACCAAGAAAGCGGCAACCGAGGCTCGTGACCGGGCAATAAAAAAGTTTAAATTAGAAGAACAACATCTACCGTATTTCAGGACATTACATTCTTTTGCGTTTCATCAGTTAGGATTAACTAAGTCAGAAGTTATGTCACGTGACAATTATAAAGAGTTTGCACAAACGTTTGGCATGGATTTAGGATCTGTAACAGATGGTGCAGAATCTGGTGGTGTAGTGACCACAGATAACATACTAATTAACGAAATAAATTTAGCACGTATGAAGTGTATGGATTTAGAACAACATTACAATAGCTCTAATTTACAAGATATGTCGTGGCATTCTTTGTTACGTGCACAAAGATCGTTAGAAGAATTTAAAAAGAAAAAAGAAGTATTTGATTTTACAGACATGATAGAATTGTATTTGGATTCTGGTCCTGTCCCAAAATTAGAAGTTGTATTTGTAGATGAAGCACAAGATTTATGTAAATTGCAGTGGCGAATGATAAACAAACTAACAGAGAATGCAAGACAGATTTACATAAGTGGTGATGATGACCAAGCTATATACAATTGGGCAGGTGCAGATGTTAGATATTTTATACAGTTACCAGGTGAAGTAGAAACACTAAAACAGTCTTTTAGGTGTTCTCGTGTTATTCAAAATTTATCAGGTAGAATAATAAATAGAGTAAAATTAAGAAGAAACAAACAATGGAGAGGCACAGAAAGAGCTGGATTAGTACAGTACCATTCTTATCCAGATAGTGTTAATTTAAAAGATCCAGGTAGTTGGCTTGTAATGGCTAGGACTAATTACATGCTTGATGAGATAGAACGTGACATACGATTACAAGGTATGTTGTACAAAAGAAATAATAAATTACCTATATCTGCAAAATTGTTAAACGCTGTAGAAGCATGGAAAAAATTAAATAATGGTGAAATTGTACCCTTGGCAGACATAAGAGACATATATTCATACATGTCTAGTCAGATAGGTATAGAGAGGGGACATAAAAATTTAAAAATGGCTGACAAAGAACAATACGAGTTAGAAGAGCTTGTAATGCATCATGGATTATTAATGGGGGGCAGGCCATGGGATGTAGCATTTGATAAAGTTGGCAATAGAGATAAAGAATACTTACGTGCCATAGAGATTAGAGGCACAATATCAAAAGATCCTAAAATAAATATAAGCACCATACATGGTGCAAAAGGTGGAGAAGCAGACAATGTCATGCTGCTTACAGATCTATCTAGAAAATCACAAGAAGCAATGGAAAAGGATTCGGATGACGAATGCCGTGTGTTTTATGTAGGAGCAACACGTGCTAGAGAACAACTACATATAATACAACCACAACGAGATGGAGGGTTTATAATATGACCAAAGAAGAAATATTAGAAGAAGCTAGTAGGCTAGTAGCTAAAGATAGAAATCTATCGCATGGCGATGCATTTAGTAATCATGCAGAGATAGCAGAATATTGGAATATTTTTTTAGATAAAAAATTACAACCGATGGCTAACATTACTGCAGATGACGTTGCTTTGATGATGATATTGTTAAAAATATCTAGAAACAATCAAGGTAGAAAAATAAATATGGATAATTTTGTCGACATGGCAGGTTATGCAGCAATAGCAGGAGAGATAATTGACTCAGGATCTATATAAAACAGTAACATCACATTGGGTTGCACCTACAGAGTTTCCAAATATTGAGGGACGTGTAGCAATTGACCTAGAAACGTGTGACCCGGATTTAATAAAGCATGGACCAGGTTGGCCAACTAAGAAAGGTAAGGTGATAGGAATAGCTATAGCCACCGCATCGTTCAAAGCTTATTATCCAATTTCACACGAAGGTGGTGGTAACATGGATGAAAAGAAAATTGTAAAATATATAAAATCTATTTGTAATGATAACACAATAGAAAAAATATTTCACAATGCACAGTACGACATAGGTTGGTTGTGGACATTAGGAATAGAAGTAAAAGGTAGAATACACGACACGATGGTAGCTGCTGCGTTAATAGATGAAAATAGATATTCGTATACATTAAATAGTATTGTGCACGAATATCTTGGTGAGTTTAAAAACGAGCAAAAATTAAAAGAAGCAGCAGAAGCATTTGGCGTAAATCCAAAATCAGAAATGTATAAATTACCTGCAGAGTTTGTAGGTGAGTATGCAGAAGCTGATGCTGATCTTACATATAAGTTACATGAAAAACTTACATGGGAAATTGTAAAGGATAATCTTACCACAGTGTATGATGTGGAATGTAAATTAATAAATGTAATATTTCATATGACCAGGCGTGGTGTTAGATTTGATACTTATAAATGCATAGAATTAAATACAAAATTTCATAACAAAGAAAAAAAGTTAATGAAACGTATTAAGGATCTTACAAATCTTAATGTAGAAATATGGGCTGCAGCATCTATTGCAAAAGCTTTTGACGCATTAAATTTACCATACGAGAGAACTGACAAAACAGGTTCTCCTTCGTTTACAAAAATGTTTTTGACAGATCATCCACATGAACTGCCAAGATTAATAATGCAAGCACGTGAGTTAAACAAATTACGTGGCACATTTTTACAAGGGCTAATGAATTATACAGAGGAGGGTAGAATACATGCACATATTAATCAAATTAGGTCTGACAGTGGTGGCACTGTGTCTGGCCGTTTTTCTTATAATCATCCTAACTTACAGCAAGTACCCAGCCGTGGTCAGTTTGCGAAAGACGTTAGGAAGTTATTCATTCCTGAAATGGGTGAATATTGGCTCAAGGCAGATTACTCGCAACAAGAACCAAGGTTACTTACTCATTGGGCCTGCCTCGTCGAACAGCCAGGTGCTAGGGAAGTACAGGAAGCATATCATAAAAAAGACCTCGACTTTCACCAACAAACGGCCGATATGGCAGGTTGTGAGAGACGTCTTGCAAAAACTATTGGGTTAGGTGTAATGTATGGTATGGGTTATAACAAACTAGCACGTGAGTTAGATCTAGAGCCACAAGAAGCAAAAGAAATGCTTACAGACTTTCGTAAACGTGTGCCTTTTATGCAAGGTATGCTTGAAGCAGTGATGAATCGCGCTAATTCTAAAGGTATAATTAGAACTTTATTAGGTCGTAAATGTAGATTTGATTTGTGGGAACCTACACAATGGGGTGTACATAAACCATTACCATTGAATCAAGCAAAGGTAGAGTATGGTGAAGCTATAAAAAGATATGGCACGTACAAAGCCCTTAACAGATTGATTCAAGGATCAGCTGCAGATCAGACAAAGAAAGCGATGGTAGAAGTGTATGAACAACTAGGTGTTACTCCATTAATACAGGTGCATGACGAGCTTGATTGTTCTGTTAAAGATGAAAGACAGGCAAATCAAATAAAAGAAGTTATGGAAACTTGTGTAAAATTAGAAGTGCCATCAAAAGTGGACATAGACTTAGGAGAAAGTTGGGGACAATGAGTTGGATTTGTAAAACATTACTTGTTTGTTTGGCATTTAATCCTGTTATGGATTACACAAATAATGATGAGTTTGTAGAACAGGTGCAAGCATGTGCATTGCATCTTAATTCTATGCACGCGGAACAAGACCGGGTGCCAGTTAATCTAATTGTTGCACAGGCAGTGCATGAGTCTAATTGGGGTAAGTCTAGATTTGCAAGAGAGGCTAATAACCTCCTTGGGATCCGCACGTTTGACCCAGGTGATGATCAACTAAAACCGCTAAATAATCCTAATGCGACGTGGGGGCTTAGGATCTTTGAGACAAAGTGCGAATCCATTTCATATTATATTGATTTATTAAATCACAATCATCATTATTATAAGTTTAGAAGCGAACGAATAACCCAGCATTTTAGCGATGAAATAGACCTAGAACGATTAGCTAAGACCCTTGCAATATATGCAGAAGATGTATATTATACGCAAAAAATCATCAGAACAATTAAAGAACTAGAGGCCTATGACAGAGACTAAAAAACCCGGGTACCGAGAACAAGGCAAAGCCAGAGCTGGTAATGTCAAAAGTAATTTTGCTATTAACGCAGAACAAATGGAATTTGAAAGAAGAAAAGTTCTTGAGCAAATGTCTACGAAAGTTGATCAAAAGAAATTAAATAACATGGCTGCAGTTGCAGCTACAGTAGAGCCTAAATATTTTAAAACAACTAATTTACTTAAAAATGGTAACCGCGCAGAATACGACAGCACAGAAGGTAAGGGTGAACAACGTGAACCTACCATGCGTATATTGTCATTGGGAGCTGGTGTGCAATCATCATGTTTAGCACTGATGGCACAAGAGGGATTAACAAAACATAAACCAGATTATATGATATTTGCTGACACAGGTTGGGAACCCAAGTTTGTGTACGAGCATGTAGAATACCTTAGAAAAGCAATAACAATTTGTCCACTAATCACTGTAGAAAGAGGAAACATCAGAGAAGACCTTATCAAAGCAGCGAACCCAGAACCAGGGTCTAGAGAAGAGGAAAAATCATTTGCTGGACGTGTACCAAACCCTCCGCTGTTTGCTGCACGAAAAGGTGGACGTGTAGGAATGCTTTATAGACAGTGTACACATGACTATAAGGTAATTCCTATACAAAAAAAGATTAGAGAATTACTTGGCGTAAAACCAAGGCACAGAGTACCTAAAGATGTAATTGTAGAACAATGGATAGGTATATCTACAGACGAAGCTATGCGTATGAAAAAAGCTAGACTGCCGTGGTTAGAATCACGTTGGCCATTAATAGAAATGCGTATGTCACGTATGGATTGTTTACAATGGTATAGAGATATAAAGAAACATCCTATGCCTGGTAAATCATCTTGCATAGGTTGTCCTTATCATCACAATGATCAATGGAAAAATATGCAAAAAAATTATCCAGAAGATTTTGCAGATGCTGTGGAAGTAGATAATTTAATTAGAAATGGATTAAAAAATTCAGAGGCTAAACTGTACCTACATAAATCAGCCAAACCATTAGGAGAGATAGATTTCTTAGAACCAAAGAAACAACCAAATTTATTTGGTGAAACATTTGATGAAGAGTTTGCAGATGAATGTGAAGGACTCTGTGGAGTTTGATCGTAAATTTGTAAGAGAAGGTCCAGAGTTTAGATGCTACAATTGTGGCAAATGGTTTACTAGACTATTATACTGGACAGATAAACAATTTAACCCGCAACAGAAATATAAGTTGCAATTCTTATGTGGCCCTGTTTGCGCAACGGAGAAATATGAGCGAAGTAATAAGTAAAATACCTGTACAAGATACACGATTGTTTTACAAAAGGTATAACAATTATGAAAATCTAAATAATTTATTAATGACAGAAATAGAAAAAGAACGTGGTGACAATCCTGGTGGCATGATAGGAACTAATCCTGGTTGTTGGCGTAGTATGTTTAAATACAAATGCGAAAAAGAACTAATGAAACCAATTGGCATGATTATGTCAGCTTACATGGATCATTACTTTCCTAAAAAACCTATGGATGCAAGCATCACATATTGGACAAATGTAAACGAAACAGGCAGCAATAACATATTTCATTCACACTACCGTGCAGATGCAGATCTATCTGGTGTGTATTATGTACAAGGATCTAACACAGGACTTATTAGATTTGCAACACACGAACAAATGTATCGCATGATACCTAATCACATGCCACATTCTAACATGATAGCACATCAACCAAGTGATGGTGACATCTTGTGCTTTCCATCTTATCTTTTACATGATGTAGATATAAACAGAAGTAATAGACAACGTATTACAATTGCATTTAATGCAAAAATAAAGTTTAAAGAAGAATCAAATATCATAAATATGCCAGATAGGAGTAAAAAGGATGAATCATTGGAGAAATAATGAAGAAATGGCTGTTTGGCAGCCTATTGAAAAAATGACGGTTTTCAGCCAAATAAAAAAGCTCATAATGACCCGGTATCGGGCTTTAAGAGAGTGGGCTGTGTGTTTGTACCCGGGTAAAAGATGAAAAAGTACGATTGGACAGCTGATAAGCTGCAAATGGCAAAAAAGTTATTAGAAACACATACTGCAAGATCAGTTGGTGAAGTCATGGGTGTAAGTAGGAACGCTGTGCTAGGTGCATTGTACCGAGACAAAGTAAAAAATGGTTATATCCCACCAGAAGATTCACCTTACGCTAGAATTAGAAAATATAGAAAAGGATTTGCATGAAACACGACAAATGTGGCACGCCTGATTGTTGTCAAGAATGTGGACCAATACAAAATAAGTTAAATAGATATGTACAAATACTTGGTAACATAGAAGGTGACCAGGATAAATATTTATGGATTATGGATTTTGGTAAAAATTCTATACCTATGAAAAGTGATTACAAAGTAGACGAGTTTGAGGTCAGGGGTTGTCAAACACAAACTTGGTTAGTGCCGCATTTTGTTGATGATAAAATGTATTTTAGTGCAGATTCAAATGCACTTATATCTAAAGGCATGGTGTGTATAATAGCAGACGTGTACAGTGGCTCGAGCGCCCAGGACATTAACAAGTTTGATCAAGATAATTTTAATGAGCTAAGTTTAGAAACATTGCTTACACCAGGTAGAAACAATGGTGTGCATAGTATGTTAAAGTTAATTAAATTTTACTCAGGACAGAACGCCAACAACCCACAAAGCAACGAAGCAGCCTAACATAAAAGTTGCTGGTTCCATTATGATGCTCCTAGTGGATTTTCTAATGCACGTTTAATTCTTTTATCTATCTTTTCTTCTAATTCTGTTTGTGCTTCTTTTATATCAGCTTCTAACTTTTTCATATCATCTTCTATATCTTTAATAGTTGTTTTTAATTCTTGTGCGTTGTCTCTAGAATCTTCTTTTATTTGTTGTTCTACGTCATTAACAATTTTTTCTACACGTCTTACATCTTGACGTAAGTCATTCTTCAGTTCATTTGCAACATCACTAACTAATCTAATCTCTGACATAATCATTTCCATCTCTTGTATAATCATATTTACTTCTGTTTGTATAAGATCAGTTTTGCTTTCCATTTCTTTTTTTGTTAGTGCTATTTCTTTATCAAATCCACTAAGATCTGGAGCAACATATTCTTGTATTTGTTCTTTCATGTTAAGGTAGTCTTTGTAAAATTCAAAGCCACCCCACAATCCACCACCAGCTGTGGTAAGTGCAGTCAACATTAGGAATATCTTCCCGCCACGAAACTTAATCCCCGCTACTTCTAGTTCTGCCACTGGCTCTCCTCTATTTGATTTATCAGGCCTTCACTTCCTACAAACAAAAAGTAACCTGCCATATTATTATCTTCTATCTTTGTATCAGGTATTATCATGTCTGTAAAGAATCCAACCCTATCTTCTAGCTGTTGTTGTGTCTCAAAAAATGTTTTTGTATCACCTAACACTTGCATAACTATAAGTGTTTTAGTTTGATTGGCAGAATCGTATCTACCTTTATC